TTATTTATTTCTACCTAAAGCATTAAGAACTAATTTTGAATCTTTTACATGTTCGAACTTTGAATTGAATTTTTTTTCTTTAACGGTTGTGTTTTCTTCAGTTAATGTTTTGATAAATCTACGAGCTGCAGTTTTATCCAAATTAAACTTTTTTGTAAAACTACTTGTTGCCATACTCGTAACCTCCCTTACTTTCTCCTTAATAAATCCATATCATTAATCTAGAGATCTAAGAATATATTCCTAACCTCATAGTCATTATATCATGAAATATTTTTTTTACCATACTAATGTAATATTTTTGTTGACAAACACAATTATATATTGTATAGAAAAAACCTAACTCATTTCGAGTTAGGCTTGAATTTTATGTATTTATTATTTACATGTATATCACGATACCCATTGTTGATAACGCTATGTGTCTGCCCCGTTGCAATTATGGTGTATTCCATTCTTGTGTTTAACTGGTTGCCCTGAATATCTTCAGCATCGTGTTTTAGATAAACTTTATTCATAAGCATAAACTCCCATTTGATTTTGAAGTTCTTCGGACAGTTCGTAATATTTTTTATACTGTCCTTGATAATAATCTCTATCGCCTTGAGTATCTTGTAATTCTTGTTTTGTTAATTCTAGCTTAATTTTTAGATTACTGGAAGCTTGTTTTTTTTGTACTAGAGCAATTCCTAGTAATAATGATAGCAGCACTAAAATGGCAAAAATTGATGTTTCTAAGCGTTTCATAATTTTATACCTTTTTTAGATAATCGCCACTTACCCATCCGCTAGGAATACGAGCAAATCCGTTTTTCCATTCCAAAACAGTAACACAAGTACCGTTTAATAACCCACCGTTGTCATTGCTGTGCTTTTTACCATCCGCTGTTAATTGTGATTTTGATTTTCTTGAATAATTTGTCCCTGGACCACTTCTAACAATTAAAGCACTGTCTACACGTACTTCATAAGTTCCAGTTGATTTTGTGTTAGTTGAAGAATTACCTCCAACTTCAGTGCAATATTGTAGAGATACCCAGCCTTCACCTGTATAACCCCAACCATTTTCCTCTTTAGAAATAGTTAATTCTGTACCATTGGCATAAGCCTTAACCTTTGCACCGTTTGGAGCATTACGATAGTTTACACCGCTTGGCGTATCGACTTTAACTTTATAGTTTACAGTTACACCAGCGTTATTTTCAGCTTGTGGAATATCACTAACATTAGGTGTAGCACCATCGTACATAGGCTTAACAAATCCACGAATGCTTGCACTTCCCACAGTTACAGTTCTACGTCCTACTGCATCATTTTTATTACCTTCGATAACTGTAAATGTATTACCATTAACGCTTTCTACGATACCGACATGTTCTGGCCATCCATCCTTTTTATCCCAGTCATACATAATTAAGTCTCCTACGTTAGGAGTAATAGCCCCGTTTTCTTCCCAGATACCCATTTCTTTAGCTTTTTCAATTGCTTTACCGCAAGAACATTCAAGCGGGCATAAATTTGCAAGCCCTACCTTAATAAACAAAGCTGAAATAAATACCATACACCAGCTATCATTCGATTTAACTTTATAATTGCGTGGTAATGGTGTATAAGCATTATATACATTAACAATTTCCATATGAGACCCATCGCTTTCTCTACATCCAATCCACGCTCTTGCTAAGTCTAATAATTGTTTTACTGTTGTCATTTTATTTATCCTCCAATTTAATGCATTTGTTTTCCCATTTTTTGTAAGCATCGAAATACACTTCATTTTTATCACCGTTATATGTTAATTCATAGTACATTCCATCACTAACAGTTGTAGACAATAAAGCTTTGTTATTTTGCAATGTTTTACAACTCCATACCACAAACACATCAACTTCTGTAATTTGCTTTTTATCCGTTTTATCAAGATGTTCATTCGTATACTCAACAATCTCTTTCTTACATAATTCAATGAATTCTTTTTCGTTCATATTACTGTTCCTCACTTTCTTTGTTAATTAATTTGTCTGCTACTTCTAATCCTTTTGTTAAAACCGCTGGTACGTTATAACCTGCTTCTACAAAGTTCTCTAAAATCGATCTAATTTCATTTACTAATAGTGAGGCCAATACAAACCATCCTAAATAAGTTGTAACTCCTAAATCGATATTAATAGATTTACCAATTTCAATAAAAAGAGCACTAGTCATAAATGCAACTAGAACCATGATCCAATATCCAATTTTTTTAAGAACACCTTTCCATCCAGCTGCACTATTAGTTTTTTGAGCTATTCTTGATTTCATCCAACCAGTAAACCAGTCAATTATATTAAGAACAAGAAACGCTGCAAACAAAAACCAATGTTCTCCAAAAATAAAGCTTAAAAAAGCGACTACCGCACCAGTAATCGCATTGTATGTGTCCATGTAATTCATATTGTTTAAAACATTCATTTTCTTCATTTTCCTCACCTTCGTTATTTGTTTATATAAAATACTTTAATCTCAACATTAGTATTAAAAACACCCAACATTCCATATTTATCATTTACAATAAAAGTTGCTATGGAAACACTAAAATAATATCTGTTGTTCATAACAAATGGAGTAACACTGTATGTTATATCATTTGTAGGATAACAGCATAGTACCACGTATTTTGTAGCATCTATTTCTGTCGCAAAAGCTGCACCACTGCCCGTATTCCCAGAAACTATAATTTCTCTAACTTTAATTTTATCTTCTATAGATACATTATCATTTGTTACGATTGAATTTGCTTTAATAAACAACTTTCCAACTTTATCTTTTATAAATTCTATATTTTTACTTGTTCTTGCCATATAAGTTATGACTTTTAGAAATTTGTTCTTCTAATTTTTCGTGTACCATAATGTCAATACTACATCGTATCTAGTGTTTCCATTAGTGTTGATGTAAACATCTCCACCTGTAGTGACAAATAAGTCAGTGTTTACTATACCATTTACACCGCTTATTTTATCGTTAGCTCTCATTGAAAATTCATATCTTATATTTCTATCAAAATTAGCGATATTTTCTATTTTTCTAAAAGCATTAATAGTCCCTAAATTGTAAGATTTTTGATAAATCTTTTTGCCATCAAGCCAATACTCACCAGTAAATTGTTCCTCAGTTGAATATTGGAAAAACGTATCTTTACGCTGTAATCTTGTACCGTTTTTTAGTCCGAATATTTTTAGCATACCGTACTCCCATTTTTCTTAGGGTATAAGATACAATTAGAAGAATTTTTAAATAAATTTCTAAAAGTACCCCCCCCCCGAATTTTCGAGATTTAATTGATTTTATCAACATTTTTCATCCCTCCTATATCTCTACATTAACAGTTCCAAGCATCTCAAATATTGGTTGTTCATGACCAGCATTAGTTATTCTTATACAATTATCGGACGTATCAACTTCTATGCTTCCTACAGTTTCAGCAGAACCACTATAAAAATTTATAATACCTCCGCTTATATTTATTCCTTTATGTCTTGACCACGAGCCAGATGTACTGTCGTTTGGAGTGGCAGATAAATCTATCATTCCATAATCCATATTCAAAAGATAATCCATTTCTCCACCGGTCTGTTCTGACGAAATAGTGCCATCCGGTTTAATATTATAGCTGGTTGTTAATCCATTTTGATTACTTTTAGAAGATGACAATCCTCCATCAGAAATATTTACACCACCTATACTTCCTGTCAGGGATGTGATTTTACCAGTAGTGTCTACAATAAACTTTCCATTTATATTTAGACTGCCACCAGTAATATTTCCCAGATCAGCAGCAATAGCACTTAAGGTATCTACATTTAAATTATCTACACTAATATAGTGAATCACCCACGAATTTCCGGTCCATCTTTTAATAGGCTGCCCCGTTGCAGTTTGCCATAGTTGACCTACTGTTGGTTTTGATGGGGCAGTGGATGAAACTATAATCCCACTGTCTCCATCTGTACCGTCAACAACCTTTACCAAAGTTATTTCATTTCTTGCCTTAACCGCCATTTTTTATCCCTCTAACTGTGCGACATAACTTCCGCGATTTGTGATATCTCCAGCTGCAATAGTAAGTGTACTGCCAGTGGCAGTAGCCGTAGATGAACCATCTTTATACCACTTTATTGTACCTGCGCTGGTTAATGCACTTCCGGTTAATTCTGTTGCACCTTTGAATACTTTAGCAGTAAGTGTAGTAGCGATTTCGGTGTTTTTAAAAATTGTCCCATTAGATGAGATGATTGCAATATTAAAGGCATCAGCCCCATTAGCTCCGTTAGTACCATTTCTTGATACTGAATAAGATGTAGTAGTCTTACCATCTGAATACGTGACTACAGTTCTAGTCCATACATACTGTCCCGCACTTCCAGTTACTGGTGTAGTAGACCACGTTCCTGTAGGTGGTGTTGTACCACTTGAAGAGGCTTGATAAGATACGGCAGAAGATGTTACCGTAACGCTTGAACCATTTGATCCATTAGTACCATTTCTAGAGACACTGTATGCAGTCGTAGATTTACCATCACTGTAGGTTACTACCGTTTTTGTCCATAAATATTGACCAGCCGATGTACTTGGAGGCGAGGCTACCCATGAACCAGTTGGAACAGTTGTACCTGAACTACCAACCTGATATGTAACACTGGTATCTTTTACTGTGACACTTGTACCATTGGACCCATTTGTTCCTTTAAACGCAATAGCATAGCTGAATACCTTTCCGATTGTGATATCGCCTATAATTACTGGAATTGTAAAGCTTCCACTTGTAGTTAAAGCGCTTGTTGCTGTAATTGTAATTGTTGGTTCGGGAGTTTTATTATCACTAACTACACTCAAACCAGAGGGTGTGCTAATTGCACCTAATGTACAAGCTACAATTTCACTGCCGCACATTACTGTGATTTTCGATGTAATAGATTGCGTCCCGTTGACCGCGCTTGTAGTCCCTTGAAACGTATGATTATCGTTACTCAAGTTTACTGAATAACCATCAGTTAAATCGATTAAATCAACCTGAGCACTTGCTTTTATTGCCATATATTATCCTCCTTTAAAAGTCTAAAAAGCATCTAAATGTTGCTTTGTTGTTTATATCTTTGTCGTTTAATGCAAAAATGAAACCATTATCAGACAAACGTTTATCATTTTGATTTATTGGTGTATATTCTGTTTCACCAATATTTTTTATTTCCCATATAATTTTTGCTTGTTCGCCAAAAACATCATACATTTTTTGAGATGTATCGATAATTTTATCGTCAACAAAAATTTGAACTGTCATAGTTGTATTAACCCCAGTATTTTTGAATGAAAAGCCGTTAACACTGTCAATTTTTAATACTATTGCTGATTTTCCGTCCACAAGTTTCAATACAGTTACTTCCGCACTTGCTTTTATAACATCATTATCAGTTAACGCTTCAAAACGAAAAACGGATCTATCATTTTCTAAATCCGTTGCTGAAACTTCTGTTGTTTTTGAATCTATAAGAAAAAAACTGTCTTTATACCACTTTATAGTAAATTTTTCTGTAATATCATTTATTCCATCACTTACAAGCGCTTCTAAGATTGTTTTTTCATCATCCTTTTTGAATATAATCCCATTACTAGAAATAATATTTGCACTATAGCTCTTATTTGCTTCAATAAGATCATTCATTTGTTTAATGAGGGATTCATCAATCTGCGACTGCCTTTCAACAAAATTATCAAAGGTAGTTTTGCATGTAGTTTGATCGGTAAAACTGATTATCTGCTCTGTAATACGTGCTTCTAAGTAAAGCGTTGGTTTATACTCTTTATCCTCGATTGTAAACGTATCACCTATATTTGCATCAATAAAACCATCTACATCATAGCTAACTTGAGGAATACAGTTCTTTTTTAATTGTGCAAGTGCCTGGCCATAAAGTGTATTAACATTGCTTGTTTCATAACTCCACACCTTAGCGATATAACGATCATTTTCACTTGTTGTCAAGGTAGAAGGAAATCTATCCCTTGCCTGAGGTGCTAAAATTTCAATTGTTCCACTTGGTGAATAATATTCTAAATTACCATTTGAATCGTATTCTTTTTTATCAATACCGGCTAATGTTAACCCATCTGTCCCAGTTGGTCGAATTGCAGTATAAAGTTCTGTTATATCAGATATTTTAGAAATGCCTCTAATATTTATTCCATAACGGATAATTTCACTTCTACGATCAGTTCCCATTCCTTGAACATTTGTATCATGTTTTTTATAAACGTTTAAAACAATACCTCCTAATGAATAATCGCTGTTCAGTTCGGTTATAAACTCAATTTCAGCATCAAAAACATTTGCCAGCGAAAAAAGCCGAGCTAAAATAGTCTCAGTTCCTTCCCATTCATGAGTTATTCTTTTGTCACTTACCTCATTTATCCCAATTTCAAACACCTGATTTTCAAAGTTAAACGCTCTAATGTATTCATCAAAACTTAAAGCATTACTTGCTTTATAAGGCCCGGTTTCTTCATTAGATAATTCCAATGAAAGACCGTAAGCGGTAACTTTAGTATATTTTTCATTACGCTCATTATTTACAATATTGCAGTAATAACCTTTGTTTTTATATACAAAAGAAAGTTTATTACCAACAGTAAGGAACTTAGAATCATCGTGATTTGATAATGTTTTGAATGAGTATGTATAAGCTGATCCCGACAAATAGGTGTGCAGTTCATCTTTATAATAGTGCATTGCCTCATCAATTGTATTATCTAAAAAAATACATACGTTATCGTATGCATCTAATACAGCAATTCTGACATTGTCCATTATATCCACGCCTCTCTTACACGTACTTTCACTGTCGGTTTTGTTTTAGTCCATTCACTAACAACAAATTGAATTTTTGTTTCACCAGAATCAGCTTTAAAATATTGACTCCCCAATATTTCATCGTTTGGCCGATACATACCATTAACATAGAATTTTGAGCTTTCACCATCAATGACACATACATCATTTGGCTGATAACGATTAGGTATATCTTTCCATTTTTCAACATTCATTTTATCAAATACAAAATCATTTACGCCCATGTAGGTCATAAAACTTGAGCCACCACGATTACCATATTGTTTTATAGCAATTTGTATTTTTGCACATTCCATATTTTCTACTTCAGGAATAATATAAGACGGGTATCCGCCCCAGTAGTAAAAGGTTAGCCTATTACCCTCTTTTCTTAGATCGCAATGACCCCAGTCCCAATACCATGGATTTTGATTTCCAAGGTGACTTGTAGTATATGAGTAGGTGTGTAATACTTTCCCATTGGCCCATAATTCATAATTTCCTGTATTACCAGTTGTATCGGTTTTGTACCAACATACCCCAGCGATAAGTTTGTTGTCTTCGGTAAGCCAATTTATGCACATTTCACCCGTTTGTCCCATCAAACCAGCATAAAAAATAAGGTGGAAATATGAATAAAAATTTTTAGCACCTTTTCTTCCTTCAGAATCGCTGGGAAGTATAAGAGTACGTAATCCACCGTTAGAACTCGAGGAGATAGGACCGGAAACACCAAGAGTTAAAAAGGTCTGATTAAACCAAGTACTAGTACCCAGCGTTCCTTTTACACTATGCGAAGGATGCATATAATCAGTACCGTTAGTATCGTTTGGTAAATTTATAAAATCCCATAGTGTCCCCAGCCTTTCATTTTGTTCATAAGGCTCTTTATCAGCTTCATCAATTTTTCCAAACTGCATCGTTCCTTTATCACTCACAACACCAATAAAACCACTTTCAGCGTTGTGAGTTATTTCATAATCAATAGGAACAGAAACAGAACCATCATTAATCACTGTCACTTCAAGAACCCCATTATCATTTGGTTCAGCAATAAATTCTTTTAATACGTCTGAATATTTAAACGGATCGCTGCAATATATTTCAATATTTCCAGTTATACTATTTGATCCAGGACTAGGGATACTGTTTCCAATCTTTGTACCAATAAAATATTTATCTGGCTCATCATTAAAAATAATTTTAACCTGTTCATCTTTTAAAAGACGATTTAATTTATTAAATAAATCACGAAATTCGAGGCAAGTAGATGCAATTAATTGATATGTAACAGTAATAGTCCTTGATGGATACCGTTTACCTAAATAATTGGTTCCATCCAATAAATTGATCGTTTCATCTTGTACTTCACTTTCCATCAGCTCACGACCGCTTACATATAACGTCCGATACCCCGGTATTTCATTTTCAATAAAAACGCCGTTGTAGGACATTGCTTCAGCGGGAAGTATTGTTTTAGTATACATCTCATCAGTATCTACGAATTCATACATCTACTATTTCACCCCCTTGATCATATTTTTTAATTTTTCATTTTTTTCTATTTCCTCCTGCGTAAACGGCGCAGTTACACGAGCAACCTCTTTGCCGTCCATAATTACAGGTACATTAATAGTGTATTTAGTATTTTGATAATATTCGTAATCTTCTGAAAGATTACTATCAAAGTCACCTGCAAAAGCAATTTTAGGATTGTTTAAAACTGGTATTGAAAATAATTTATCTGCTGCTTTTTTTACAAAATTTTTCATTTCTACAATACCATTGCCCAATCCCTTACCCCAGAAATTACCTAGTTTAGTACTAACCCTTGAAGGTGAATGAATCTGCGCTTTAGCACGGATAGCCTTTTCCGCAGCACTTGCAAGTTGAGAAGCAACACTTCTTACATAGCCGAGTTGTGAGCTCATACCATTACCTAACCCTTGACCAATGTGAACACCTGCCCCGTAGGCTCCTGCCTGACCATTTTGGAACACTCCGATAGTTTGCATTGTTGTTAATGATGCTATTAATACCATTTTAGTAGCTCCAGTCTGAACACCACTAGAAATATTGTTTCCAATATTTTGCCCTGCGGTTTTAGCTTTACCCTCAGCATTACTAAAAGAACTAATAAGTGATTTAATTGCAGATTTTGCTAAACTTCCCAGTCCTTCAAGTGCACTGTTAACAAAACTAATTGATGACTTCATTGCTTTTAATGATTTTTCAGTAGTTTTTGCACTAGATGCAATTGATTTCATACTACCCAACACACCTAATAACCCTGCAGCTAAAGCAATCATACCGGCGGTTACAACCAATAAAGAAGCACCAAAAGCTACGAACCCAGCAGTTAATGAAATTGTTCCTGCCAGAGAGGCAACGCCACTTGCTGTAAACGCTAATACCCCGGCAGTTAAAACTAGCAAAGAAGCTCCAGCAGCGAGCGCCCCTGCTGATAAAGTTAATAATGCAGGTCCTAAAACAATTGCTCCTAGAGCACACAAATTAATTCCTGCTCCCAAAGCAACTGATGCAACAGCCAAAGCTAATACACCAACTGCTGCACCTAATGCACCAACTCCTACCGCAATTAAACCAGTAGCTAAAATTAAAGCACCTGCTCCAGCTACTACAGCACCTGCTCCAAAAGCAATCATACTCGCTCCTAATAAAGCTATATTTCCTGCTCCTAATAATCCGTATTCACAGACAGTAGGAAGTACACCAGCCACTAACGTTAAGGCAGTAGCTGCTAATAAAGCTCCTACTCCAACCAAAACAATAGCAGCACCAAAAGCTATAAACCCAACTGCTCCCGCTGTTAATGCTGGCCCTAATATAGCTGCTCCTGCCGCTAATAATGCAATAGTCGCTATCATTCCGACCATAACCCCAATTGCAAGTGGTCCAGCATTTGCCAAATTAATAGCACTAGCCGTTAAGATTGCAAATCCAGCTGAAACTAGAACTAATGCCGTTCCCATAGCTAACATTGCAAGTGAAATAGCGTTTAATTTTGCAGCTCCCGGCTTAATAGAATTCAACATCAAAGTCATACCAGCTCCCATAGCTGCCAAAGCAACCACAAGACCAGCCATCACACCAATTGCTAAAGGTCCTGCATTAGCTAACTGTATAGCGGAATAAGCTAATAATGCAAAACCTGCACTCACCATCAAAATACCCGCTCCCATCATCATAAAAGATTTAGCAGATGCTAGCATATTTTTTGCACTTTTTTTAGATGATTTACCGACTTTAGTTTGGCTACCTGCAATTCCATCTAATTTTTCAGTTAAACCTGATGATGCAGTCTGAGTAATTCCCATTAATTTATCACCAAATTTTTGTAATGCAGTAACAGCTGAACTAATTTTTTTATAGCCTTTCCATGCTAAAAAGAAACCTGCTACCCACGGTGTAGCTGCAACAATTATGTCACTATTATCTGCAATTATATTCCCAACAAATGCAATCACATCACCGGCTGAAGACATAATATCACTAAACGTTTTAATAACCGTTTCATTTGTTGCTATTGAGGCACCTACATCAACAATCACACCTCCAACATCAAATAGTGCTCCTGCTACCTTTCCAGCAGCTTTACTAAAAGCATCCCAATAGGGTTGAATTGTGGTTATTGCCCCCGAAATTGTATTAACTAAGCTGTCAGCGTTAAAACCATCTAATTTATCAACAAGACCAGAAATTGCATCAATCCCAATTTTTGAAACATAGTCGAATGCCGGAGCTAATTTAACTCCCAGAGTTTCAGTCAAACCATCCATTGCTTGGTCTACAGTTTTATATTCTGTAGCCAATTTTGTGAAAGCGTCATTTGTTCCAACTTTAGCAATGGCATTGAAAAAATCTTCGGTTTTAACAGTTCCATCCTGAACTTTACTAACTAATTTAGAAGTACTCATACCCATTTCTTTCGCTACCGCTGCAACTCCAGCCGGGGTTTGCTCAAGCATTAGTTTAAAATCCTGCCAAGCAACTTTCGGCTTAGCGGCCATTTGTGTAGCTTGTGTACTTAAAGTTTTCATTGCTTGCGTTGGGTTTTCAGCTGCCGCAGCAAGACCACCAAAACCTTTTACTAACTGTGTACAATTCTTTGTTCCAACTGCTGCCAGCTGACTGTAAGTAGTAGCCATATCACTAGCACTATAGATTGTTTGTGTTGCAAATTTTTGTAGTTCTTTTTTTGTAGAAATTATTTCATTAGAACTTTTTCCAAGCATTTCCATGTTACCATTAAAGGTTTTCCAAGCTGCACTTGAAGCTCCTAATTCACTTATAACACCCGAAATACCACTTGTGATACTTGAAAAAGCTTGTTGCCCAATTCCAGTAAGAATACCAAAACCAAGTCCACTTTTAATTTTACTGCCTAAGCTCGACAATTTGGAATCGGCTTTTTCCATTGTGGAAGTAAATCCTTTATCAGCAGCCGATAATATAGCTTTTACACTAAAACTCTCTGCCATTTTTCTCACCTCTTTTTCTCATGAATTCTTTAACTTTAGAAAATTTATCTTCTTTTTTTCCAAGAACTTTATTAAGTTCATATTCATAGTCAAAGAACTTCTTGAAAGTATCGAAAACTGGTCGAGTTTTATTTTTACCTGCTTTCTTTTTTGCTTTGACTTTAAAATTATTAAACGCTAGCAAATGAATGTGATAATTCAAATCAAGTTCCTTTAGCTCTACTGCTTTCATTAATAGTTCATATTCCGCAAAGGATAATAAATCAACTTGATCAAAATTCTTAAAATCTAAATATCTAAAACAATTTAATGCTATCTCTTTATAAGTTTCATTGAATGATCGAATATCTTCTAATGTTGTTCTTTTTCCCGTTTCTTCGCTTCTTCCACTCTCTCGAACAGTTTCTTGATCGCGACTTTCGATGCATTCGCACTCGATAAAAAATCAATTACAACCTCAAATAATTTTTCAACATCTGTCGTTTCGTTATCGATATATTCTTCAATTTGCTCACGAGTAACTCTAGGCGTCATGCCATCATTTAAATAATCTAGAGCATTAATCAATTCTTCAATTTCGCCATCTACTAAGCCAGCTACCAAATAAGTTAAACCAACTTGCTTTTCTACACCTAATTCATCTTTTTGCGTTACATTTTTATTTACTTTTCTTACAAATCCGATAGATGCTTTGAATTTATATACAATTCCATTAATTGTTAATTCCATATAATTTTTCCTCTTCTTTCTTCAATTTAAAAAGAGCGTATTTCTATGCTCCAGTTTTCTTTGTGTCAGCAAACACATAATTTGCCATTTCTTGTTGTTCTTGAGATACTGTGGCATAACCATCTACTCCACTGCCATTAATCCCAAATGTAAGAGAAACTTCAACCATATCTTCAGCATTAGAAGTTATTTCACACTCTGTAAGGTATCCTTGGAAATATTTTGCTTTAAATTTTCCAACATTATCTTCTGTGCCTTTTTCGGCTAAATTTACTTCCCAAATTTCAACAAGCTCATCATTATCTAAGGCTTTTTCTAACTCATCGATTAAAGTATCACCAACCGCTAAAATACTTGTAGCAGTAATTTCTACCTCAGCAACCCCGGGTGTACGAATTGATCCGTCCTTAGTTGCTGTGGAATCAGCATCCTTGCTCTTTGTACGACCGTTCTCAGTTGTAAAAGCAAGTGTTGCTCCATCTTTTGTAGTTGCACTACTTAAAATTCTATATAAATAAACAATTTTTTTACCTTGTACCGCTTCAGGCGCTGCACAAAGCTGTAAATCAAATCTTCTCATATGTTACATCCTCCTAATTAAATTTAAACTCTAAAGAAAGCACCCCGTGTAAAAGTGGAATGCTTGTTGATGTATCTGGCATAATGTCTTGACTAACATTTTTTAACGACCACGCAAAATTAGTTGTATGATTTAATTCTCTAGATACTTTCTTTATATCAAGAAGCATCTTTGAGACTGTCCCACGCTGCTTAGGATTATTGTGAAATACATGGATAATTTGATAGACATTCCCAAATACAGCACTTTTATTAGCATCATCAATTAATTGACTATTGCCAACATATATAAACGGGTAAGGGGTATTATCTGGTGGTAAAAAAGTATCATAGACATTGTCTGGATATAACTTTTTTAGTTCTACTAACAGATAACTAAACAGTTCTTGTTGTGGATCCATTTTTATACACCTCACTCAACTAGTTTTTTCATATCTTTTTTAAATATTTCTTTTTGTTCATTAAACGCAGGACCAACAAAGGGCTGAGCCTCCATTTTTCGGGTACCATATTCTAGATACGGGCTGTATTCAGTACCTGGTTCAACAATAGCAGTAAAACCGCTATCTTCTTTCGATAACTGTATACTCCTTTTAGTTGTACCAGTTTGATATCCCTTAACGAAATTAGCATTACGAGTCATTTTATTTGTTAACTCAGCTCCGTTAGTACTAACAACTCTTTTTACATCAGCCATCTTGATATTTTTCTTAAGTTTATTACTTAATTTTTCTAAACCCTCTAAATAAAAAACTTTAGCCATTAAGTCACCTCCGAAAGCACAAAAATATGTTTTGTTCTAAGCTTTCTACTATAGTCAACTTTGTATTGTTTCTTATCAATGCGAATAAAATTAAATGCTTCATTCCAATGATTTTGAATATGAATAGTTAAACTCCCTTGCTTAATAGTTCCATAAATTAATTGCATTGTTTTAGTACTGGTATCCATCACACTGGCCATTAATTCTTTTTCGACGATAGTATCATCTCCATAATTACCTGTATTTTGATCATACTGGCCACTTTTAACGGTTTGAAAATAAACAGGAGTGTCATATCTCATAAAAAACGTACCCTTCCTTTTTTTAGATCACTCTGATTATTTAACCATGACCTGATATCTTTATCATAACTATCAAAATCATCGTCGTTGAAAGACATACTTTCACCCTCGACCGAATGAGAAGATACACCCTCGCTACCAATACGATTAAATCTAATTACCGATACTTCAACAACAATATATTCAAGTTCTTCAGGAACTTCTTTAACACTTAACAAATTTCCTAAACGTTTTTGAGTAAGCTCAATAATCACGTTTAGTTTATCGTCAATATTTTTGGGGTTACCTAGTAATTCTTTGACATTTTCAAGTATTGTCATAGGCAACACCATTATTTCTTTGAAGCTGAGTTTTTAGGTTCGGATTTTTTTGTTTCGTCCTTTTTTTGCTTTTCGGGTTCAACTGCTTCATTTTCGGATTGAGCTTGATTACTTTTATCTTCAATAAATGTAATTAACGGCGTACTTTGTTTATTACTGGCAGTGGCCAGTTCAATAATACGTTCTCTAGATACTGTCAATCCATCACGAGGGAATGTATCCCCCGCATTGTATGGATGTTCATTATCTTGTAAATCAGTAAAATATTTAATAACTTTATACATTTTATTTTCCTCCCTAATTATGCTCCAGCTGATACTTCAGATGCTTGAATAGAACTTACAATTACTCCATCCAAGAATTCAGGGAAAAAGATGACACCGCTAAACAATAAAGTTTCAAATGTTGCTGTTTTTCCATCAATATTATGTGTCATACCAATAAGCCCAGTAGCATCACTTGTTAAGTTGAATGTTTGAGCCACGTCACCGCTGTTTGCAGGAACATAAGCACCATTAATATTTTCTTTAGCCGAAGCAATAACTTTTCCTTTTTCTAACTCAGGTGAAACAATCACTGTTCCTAAACCTAAGAAATTTTCAATATAAGACATACCAAAAGCAGTTTGCAATGTAATTTGAGCATTTCCCAAATAATCAGCTAAATCTTCACTTGATACAAAATAAATAGGTGTTACAGTCATATCAACATAGAACTTTTGTAACGCTCCCCATGCAGCACTTAATGCTGATTGTAAATTTGTTCCTTTTGCTGTACCAGTTCCAGTCTTAATTAAAGTGTAAAATGATTTTTTGATTGAAGTTTGGACACCAGAAATTAATTTTTCATCTGTTTGATTTACTGCTAATGAACGTCCTGAACGTTGAATAGCTTCTGCTGATGTACTTTTTCTATATTTATTTAACTTTAATTCAACAGTTCTAGCTAATTTTCTATTAATTTCAGTTAAAGGAATAGTTTCGCCCTCTCCAACCTGATCAGGTGTATTTACTTGTTCCATTTTATAAATTTTAATATTTGTTCCAGCGCTCATTGGAATCATTTCAGTAACTCCTAATAAACGTTGCAGTTCATTAATATTTTTGTTTAAACGGCTTGTGTAATCAATCGAAATAGCTGGTTCTAAATCTGTACCAACAGTCAAATTTGTTTCTGCTGCATGTAATTGTAAATTAAACTTATTTTTGTTTTTCATTGTTTATCTCTCCTTTTTATTGGAATAATTCCATGTTTTCACTAATTAATTTTTGTCTTTCAGCTGTGTTTTCAACTTTAAAAATCTCTTCTTTGGTCATTTTCGTCTTAGAACCCTTTTTAGGTGGTTCGTGACGTAATTTAGCTGCAACTTCCTTTTGAACTGCTACTTTAAAAATCTTTGCAAAGTTTTCAACATTAGCTTTAGTTGTATCAGCATCTTCTGATACTAGATTAGCTAAAAGTTCGTCATTAACACTAATTTCTTCATCTGCTAAAATTGACCGGGCTACCTTAGACATTTCACCTAATGTAGCCTGCTTCTCATACTTCGCAATTTTTTCTTGCAGTTGTTTGAATTCAAGATCCTTTTTTTCTTGATCAGTCATATTTTTTAATTTTTGAGCCTCTTTGAATTTTGCTTCTTCTTTTTGACGTTTCTTTTCCCATTCAGCAAATTTTTTAGAAATAAGTTTATCTACATCTTCATCACTGTATTTTTTGTCACTAGGATTTTCACCTTCACCATCTTTAAGTGAGGTGTTTGGTTCGTTGTCCGGATCCTCACCATCTTCTCCATTGTCACTATCTTCAGCAAAAAGCTGTAAATCGAACTTATTTTTTAATAATGGTAATTTTAATAATTTTTCTAAATCTTTCATTTTCTTTTCCTCCGTAATTTAAAGTTTTCACGCCTAACCTATCCGTAGTTTTTTTATTGGTTTCCACGCCTCCAACAATCCGTAAAGTTTAATGTCATTCACGCCTGGACGTATAAAAAGCGTTCATACAAATGAACGCTAATTAATATATTTAATTTTTAGATATTTCAACATAATCACTATATACGTTAGCAATCTCTCTACATCCTATAAAAAAAGAATCAACCAGCAATTGACTCTTTGATGTAGGTTTGTATATTGCTATTAAAGAATTTCCGCTTTTTAAACAAACATTTACATTATCTTGTGTTAACTCCTCTAAAGAATAACAAAGCGTCTGTAATAAACTAGAAATTGCCGCGCAAACGATATCCTGCCCAACAGTATTGTAATTTGCATGACCAACACAAGAAACCGCAATATGATCACATGATTTCTTAACATCTATTTTAATCATAAATTTTACCTTGATAGCAAATGGTAAAAAATAATAAAATAAACAATTAAGTTTGAAATTATAATCGAATTTACTGTTTTCTTAAGCTCTCTAATTTCATTTCTTGATAATTCTAAATCAATTACATCAATCTGTGTATTTGCTTTTATACTCATTTTAAATCATCCTCTCTCTAAAAAAATAGCATTATAGCAATTAGCAAAATAAAATTAATTACAATTACACAACATAACCAATACGATAATTTTTTCAAGCTATCTTTAAGTATCATCATCTCTAACTTATTTGTCTTGTTTTCTTTTCGAAGATATTCAATATCCTCTTTTAAATAGTTGATTCCGGTATCTATATGTTCAACACAACCATTGAATTCTTTAATATGTGTATCGAGTTTTTCTTTAATTTCATCTATTTCTAAACTATTAATGTCTATTTTACTAACAACACCAGTTACACCGCTTTCTATTCGCGCCACACTTATACCTCCATTTTTAAAAATAAAAAAGCCGATTAATTATCGACTTATAATTGCAATACTAAAAAATACCTTTAAACGCTTCCCTATCTTTCTTCTATTCCCAATTTTTTAGCAATCTTTTTAACCATATCTTTTGATATTAATTCAAGGCCTTCAGCATTGTCTTGACCAACATCAGATAATCTAGCTAAAAACTTATCATGATCTGATAAATCTTTATATCTTACATTTTGTTCTTTTCTAGGCAGCTTCTTAAATTCTTCAAAAGTTATTTGCTTTTTCATACTTCCTCCAACTCGATATATATTACATTATTTTTAATGTAGCGTCTTAACACTTTAAATTTACTATTACGCTTATATAATACCTCGTCTTCCTCATGATTAAAAGCAGAAATATTAATACCATTTTTAGAATTTAAAATAATTAACTGCACCTGAGCATCAGGATTATAGATACTGCCTTTTGTTGTAGATAAATACTGTTTAGCAGTTACAATTTCATCTACCTCATATTCCTCAATAAAATCGTTTATAGATTGTTGATCATAAAAGAACACTGATCGTGTCAAAGTTCCATTATAGGTATGTATTTTAGACAATGCATCATCTAAATTCTTCACAATTTCCTTTTGCTCATTAGTTAAAGGATAATTGTTTCTTAAAGCATCATTAATCAAATAACTTATAGATGAAACGTAAGATTTGATTGCGTGCTTATTTTCTGTAGTTAAGCTTTTCCACTCTGCAGTAGTACCACCTTTTTCTAGATAATTTAACCATTCATCATAATCTTTTCTATCGACAGATGGTGCAGTCGAGCAATGACACCTTGGATGCATTGGAGGAGCATTTAGCCCAGGCATCATATCCTTGATTTTAAAATGTTTGCCGTCTAACGCTTTACAAACATCACATACATCACTACCTCCACAAGCAATATACTCATATTCTTCTAAACCATTTTCAATATACGACTTTTTTTGTGCCTCTACTTGAACTCTTGCTAACTCAGTCTGCATTAATCGTTCAGCATCCGACTGTTTTACGTTAAAACGCTTTCTAAGCTCAGTTGCAAGTGTTTTTGGATTCTTGCCTTGAATAAGACCAATTTGTAATAATTTATTTAAATCATTTTTTAACAGATCCTGATGCATCCAGATACGATCGCTAAAAGTAGCATTGTGAAACGACGCATTAACGATTGAATTAGCCAATTTAGTGTTATTTTGTACTGTTTTGCCTAAAATACCTGATTGTCGCTTGAATTCATCTATAGAGCGTTTTTTTAACGCTTTATAAAACAGCTGATAAATCTTACTGTGACCTTTGGCAAGTTCAAGACCTAAATCAGCTTTTAACAGCTCCAATCTATTTACTTTCATTGTCAAGTTATAGATTTTCATTGCGTCATTAGCTTCTTTGGTGAAATCTTTTGTTTTTACATATTTAGCAGCTTTGCGCGCATATTCTTCTATATCTAACTTAGAAGCTCTTTTCTTAGCCTCAGCCATGGTTATACCATTTTCACTAGCATATTTAGCATAGAAATTATTAATGGACCTCTTGCACTCATCCATCATGTCTTTGTAAATTTTATTTAATTCCTGATTATATTTCTTTTCTTCAGTGATATTGTGCTTATGTTGCTCATTTTCCCGATTGCGCCAGTAATCTTTACTATTCATTGTCTTCTACCGTTTTATCAAACATTGTTTTAGCAACGATATCATTTTCAGCATCCTGTTCTTCATTTTTTAAACGGTCGATTTCACTTTGAACATCGTCAACGATCGAAAGAACTTTTAATTGTGTTTCCTTTGAGATTATACCTTCAAGCGAACTTGCAACTTGCGCCTCATCGGTGATATTGGCAGGAATATTAAAAGTGAATTTGTATTCAAGACCAACCCAGGCATCACTTTTTACTTTAGAAAGCGGATGTGAAAAAAGGAGTTTGTAACGCCTGTTCATTCCACTTGTAAATTTACGTTCCTTAGCCTTTGCTAGATTCGTCATTGATAGAAGTTTGTATTTTAATGCTATTCCGGAACTTGTACCGAAATTTTCATCACTAATATTCGCAACCATAGAAATCTGAAATATCAATCTTTCAAGACGTTCAATTAAGTTTTCCTGTGTTCCATCTGAATTTGGTTTATCCATAAATTCAACAACCATATTAACTTGTGGATCACCTTCAAAATTAACGATACGGTTATCACGTATCTGTTTAACACCATTTGTATCAAGTTTAGCACCTAGAACTTTTAAATAGGCATCTGCAAAATAATCAACATCATTAGCTTTTTCACTTATAGCCTTGTTATAGGCGTTGATCATCGGCATAGCTGACTCAAAAATACCGGTGCGTTCAGCATTCTCAACATACTCAGTTACCGGCACACCATCAAAACCATGAAGATGTTCATCGTCATCGAAAACATACGATCCGTTTTGATGAAAATATTGAATAACTGTATCATCAGACCATGACCCACGTTCAACATTTTTATAATCTTTATAGTATCTTATGAAAAATAAAGGCCTTTCAATAATACTGTCATCATAAATAATAAATGCCTCTAGCGGAGAAAGATATGTAATACACTGTTGCATATTATCATCGAGATAATACATTTCGTAGCCGTGTCCATAAATTGAACAAATCTTTGATAGTTCAGCATTGTTATCATCTTGATCATTATAAGAATCTAGAAAAGCAATATAATCATTTGTACCCTTATCTTTACTATTTATTTTTATTGGGTTTCCAATAAAAAAACCGTTGAATGTATCAACGATATATTTGGCGAAGTTTACAGATATGCGATTGTCAGGTTTCCATTTTTCTTTGTCTGGCTGATTGTATATGTCATAATTATTTTCATAAGCATCATGCAGTTTTTGATAATGACCATTTACAAGCATCTTATGTTTACTAATATATTCGGCTAATAAATCAGGTGTCATAACCGTATCTTTTGGCAATCTAAAAATTTCCATTAAATTCCCCCTTTCAAATCAGTGTTTAATTTATTTTTATTAATTAAAATTGTGTTAACAAAATATCTTATTGCATCCATACAGTGATCATTTTCTTTTATCGGTGCATCAATTCCTCTGCTAGTTGCTTTTGAATCCCATACATAAATAGAGAACTCTTTTAACGCCATTTTGCAAGTATCAAGGAAACCAATTCTTCCTAGATTAAGCATTGTTCCGACTGAACGAATACCATTTGAGACATCATTTCTAGCACGTTTGACGCTCAATCCTCTGCTTTTCAACTCAGTTATAAACGATGCTGCACTTGGATCGACTATAATATATTCAATATTCAAGCTACCAATAAATTCAATTAAATCATCAGCGTACTGGCTATCAGTTTTTTGTTTTCTTTCTTCACGACCAGAATAATAATATTCTTTTGTTGCATACCACGTTTCATTAACCCCTTTTTCCCAAAGTAAAAAGACCATGGGATTCTGGGTTCCATAGTCACAACTAATATATTTTTTTTCGTTTTCATCAATTTTAGGACGTTTATTGACAATATGCTTGTCTCTATTAAACATGTCATAAATAACACCTTCAGCGACAGCCCATAAACCACGGATATATCTATCATAGAAAACTCCATTATACGCTGAAGCGTATCTTCTTTTGACTTCTTTATTTAAAGACAAATTGTCGTCCATTGTAAAATGAACATACAATATATTTTTTACAGTTTCTTTTTTACGTTCTAATTCTTTTATTTGTTCTGCATTTAAATAACCAATTGATTTGTCTATCCAATTAACTTTAAACCAGTGAAACGGACCTTGCGGGTTACAGTTAAACCACCATTTAGATCCTTTAACACTACAACGTGCAGTTGCTTGATTAACAAAGCTTTCGGGCATTAATGCAACTTCATCAAAAAACATTCCTGCCAATGTGATACCTTGAATTAAATCTTGTGATCGTTCATCCTTACCACCAAAAATGTAAAAATAGTTTTCGATATTCTTCTTTCTAACGATAACAAGATTATCGGCACGGTGATCATTTACTTTGTATCCTCTAGCTTTAAGCATAAGTTTAAGCCAAAATAAAACATTACGTCTAAAAGATCCTATTGTTTTACCTGCCATTCCAAAGTTTTGACCACTAAAAGTAGTCATTGCCCATAAAACATATGACAAGGACATTACAATGGTTTTTCCTGAACGGATAGCACCATCTGCAATAATTCCATCATTATCTTTTACCGGACTATCCTTAGTCCACCAGTTTAAAATCATACGTTGCTTTTTACTAAATGGTTTAAATTTAAAAATGACCTGCTTTATTTTAGCCATTCTGTTGACCCTCGTTCCAATCAGAAATTGCAGTACCCGATAAAGCTTCGATAAATCCATCATCTGCATCTTCAATTTCTTCATCATTGCCACCAGTAATATTCTGGGTCTGTGCTTTAATCAAATCAATCTTGGCTCTTTGTTCTTCAGTAACAAGGTTCATGTGCCTGCCTAGCCAGTCCAAGGCCTTCATACGATCACTCAGTTTTATGCTAGCGCCATCGCGTCCCTGTTTGACTTCACTGAGAATAGTCCCGTCAGCAAAAGCACTGTCTTTGAGTTTCACGACATTTATCTCTTTTTTTAGTTCAACTGTTTCACCTGTCAGCTCATCTTTTACAGTAACAGGTCCAAACGGTCCCATAACAGGTACTAACTCTCGACCATACTCTAGATAATCATTTAGATCTGCAAATGCAATATCGATATATTTTTGTACAATGTCCTGCGGATCAAGAAGTGCATCTGCGTACATTTCTGCTTTTAGCCTTTTAATTTCTTCCTGGACCTCAGGCAGTTTATACCAACGACTAGCCATGACAGCTGCACTGCCGTATGTAACTTTCGGTTTGACTTTTTGGTATGCCTTTACATGGTTGTGATATTTTAAGCAGTAAATACAAAAGAGCTGTTTATCTTCATCCAGCTCTCCATAATCATCAGCTATATTTTTAGCAATTTCTCTTGCGACCTTTTTGGTTGCAACCTTTGCTTTTTTTGGTTGCAACTTTTTATCTTTCCAGTATCGGCTTTTCCATGACTTGACCGCACTAACTGACACATCATATTTAGCCGCTATGTCTTTGTACTTCATACCCGATATATAATCATCGTAAGCTAACTCGTATTTCTCTTTCAAGTCATATCACCACCTCCGTTTTGAGTATAATAAAAGGCGCTATTCAAGTGCCCCTTTCATGACTAAGTCTATTATTTTCTTCTCTAATCTCGCATTATTTCTTTCTTCTGCTTTTTGTATCTTATTACTAAGTATATTGCTATGATAATCTCTATTATCAAAGAAAAAGCAAAAATATAAATAAATTGCTTTGTGGTAAGATTTTTAAAAAATATATTAATCATTTCTAATAAAAATCCTACAGTCATCAAACTTATCCCATGCCTTGCTTGATATACTTGATCTAAGGTAGGCATAGGAAGATCTTTTAAATAGCCTATTGTGTTTGTTTTTAAAACATCCTTAATTGACATCTTTATTATGCTTAGTACTGAAATAACTGTACCTAATAAACCGTATATACTACATATTATACTCAACCAATCATTTCCAGTCATTTTATACCACCTCCAGAATTTTATTATATCAAATTATTTAATATAAAACACCACCAACTCCAGGAAAGGACCCTGGTAAGCTGCTACTTGCTATATCCTGCCATAATAAAAGGCACTGCGCGAGTGCCTTCAAATAAAAAACTACATTAAATTACTTTTTTAATTCGACGATGCAATTTCTTGCAAGGTGTTTTGCTTGTCCGTCAGTTAAAGTAAAATTCTTATTACTACGATCTTTAGAAAGTTCAGAATGATATGGATTATCAGCTAAAGGTATATGTTTATATTCTATCCTCCTGTTATCGCAATTCTCAACGCTAACAGATACAATCCATCCCTCTTTTGTGTCAGAAATGAAATTTATAGCTGCTTCATTTGTTCTATTGTCCTGTTTATCTACAGATAACCCAGATTCTTTATTAGAATCCTTAAATACTGCGCTTGTAATAGTGCCATCTTCTTTTACAAACATATTCATAGGTCTAACTGCACGATATAATTTTTCTTTAGGATGAAATATGCAACTATCCATAAAAACTATTCACCTCATTATTTATTACAGCTATATCAATATCAAAATAATCTTCATTTTCATATTCATTACCATCTGCATCTATTTTAAAAATCTTCATTTTCATATCTGGAGTAATTTCAATTTCAAGATATTTACCGTTTTTTTCTTCATATTCTAATTGAATATTTCCCCTATAATTAGGAAAAATTTCCGGTTGGAATTTTAAAACATATAATAAATTACCAATATCTTTTGTAAACTTTTCTGTGAAAGAAATTGAATCCTCATTTAAAGTTAATTTTGATATCATTGTAAGTTTATTTAAATTTCTAGTCAGTAAAATATCCATAGTCAATTCTCCCTTGCCTACCGAAGCAGTCAACATTTTGTTTTTTTGTAAACAACCACTATTATAATACACGGCATTCTCCGCATAATGTGTCGGATTATAAGTATTTGTTTCAACTTGAAGAACTGTTGTGCCTGTAGAAGAGTACATAAAAACACTTAGTAGCAACGCACAACCAGCACTGCTAACACTCATTTCTTATCACAACCTCATCTTTATTTTTTACTACTTCAATGGCATACTCACCGACTTTGTTTCCGTTATGATATATAAGCGTTTTATAAGTACCTTCTTTATTTAAAATTATATTTCTAAATCCAATGTTGATTTGTATTCCTAAAGGATTATTTGAAACCTTAACTTTATCAGGAAAATCTGGAATGGTTAAATCATTATCTGCAATTATATTTTCATCAGAATCAATAAATTCCACTCTAAATTTATTATCCCCTGTCTTACCTAGATCATATACGCCAAACGAAACAGAAAAAGAATAATTAGCAGGTATATTTATGGGCATCAACATTTGTAAAGGACCGGCAATCAAAGGATTACCAATGTTATCGTTTATAACATCATTACAATATGTAAAAGAAACTATCTTCATTTTTATATTCCCCCTTATCAACAATATAATAACATATAATAAGAAAAAATACTATCGCCAAGAAACAAATAACGATTTACCTCCACATAAAGCGACACCACGAATATTAATGAAAGGAGGCATTAAATGAATGGCGTATCAGCACCAGGTGATGCCGCTTTATCTGGAAACAAAAAAAGCTCTGGGAGATTGAGCTTTTTTCATATTTGTATAATCAAGGGGAAGTATAAGAAACACGAATCAACCAAAAAGAAATTAATCATCTGTGTGTCTTAACCAAAAGACCACATTACCATAATACCACATATTTCACTGCCATACCATGACACGGACTGACAACTTTATTAAATTTCAAGATTATTTATAGCATTTCGACGATAGCGATACACATTACGCGCTGAAAAACCCATTTTTTTAGCGATTTCGTCATACTGCATCAAGTGAATATATGCATATTTCAACACCAGACGCTCCTGGATGTTTTTCAAAGTATCGATCGTATGCTCTATCTTTTCCATTTCATTAAATATTGCTTCTTTTTTTGCATATAGTTGTTCAATTGATTGTCTTGTTCCTAAAGCTGGACCATAGCTTATAGCTTTTATCCCCATTATTTGTCCATCAACATATGTAAGCTGATCTAACTTATCCCTATAGGATTTTAAATACTGTACCTTTTCGTTGTAGTCCATTCATTCTCCTCCTACAGCATTTCTTTAAGTTTAACTTCCAGCTTACGTATATACAATACGACTGTGTCCTTAGCACTTTTGCATCCTTCAAGCGAATCAAGCTGCTGGTAACGATCCAACAGCTCCTTCATGAGTTCTTGTTTAGTCATTTCTAAATCCTCCTTATTTTGTAACAGTATCTGTTAGAAGATTAACTACCTTTAATACACTCTCAAGTGTACTGCTGTACTCTTTTTCATTTTCACGATCAGCTCTTAACATCTTATTTTCACAGATTAAATCATCAAGACGTTTTTTTAACTCAATACATTCGTGCTCATAGTTATGCGCCGGTTTTCTAGATTCAGCTTCACCAAGCTTATTAATCTCACTATACACAGCATCAATAGCTTTATCCCAACCTTTATTGTACTCGTCGGATGCATCAGTACCGCCAAGCCCGGCAACAATTTTTAAAATTTCACTTAATTCTACTTTCATTTATTTAGCTCCTTCAGCGGACACCAGCGGGGAGTTCTATAACCACACTGATACCTGGCACATTCTTTTACTAACCTGGGCCCTAAAATATTATCTGGATGATAACAGTAATACCCGCTTTTTTCTGTTTTTGAATCTTTATAATTTAAATGGCTGCAATGACAGCATTTTTTATTCATCCTGACTTCCTCCTCGGCTTATACGTACAATCTTAACTTTTATTAACGTGTTACTATTCTCCTTCTCTCATCCAGCGCAATCGAAACATAGGTTTCTGAATCTTTCTATTGCAGTAGTCACTGACGGTCTGCCGGCTGATATGCAAGTCATTAGCTGCTTCCCTGGTGCCTTTGTAAATGCGATTGTTATCATAATAGTAAATCAACCTACGAATACTTGTTCGACCACCGTAAAGCTCACCTAATTCATTTCTTGTAACAATTTTAAGATTCACTAAAGCATTATCACCATAGCACTTATTTCTATGAGTAACTGCATGACCATCAGGCACGAGACCGTTAAATGCTTCCCATACAACATAACTCACTTTAGTTTCCTTACAATGTATTTTTATAAGCATATAACATGAACCGCTTCTGTTCTTTTTCACCCAAGAATTTAATAATCGCTCTTTCCCATTCTTGTAGATTCTTTTAACACGTCCATACGTAGAAGCAAAATATGGTGTGTCGCGATACTGTTTCCATATCTCGCCTTTCAGATCTTCAATCATTTCCTATTTCCTCCTCGGTTAATTATGTTTCCTTGATCTTTATTCCGTAACGCTCAGCTAGTAATCTTTTCTTCAAACGATATACCGGTGTCTTAACCCCTTTGACATCTTCAACAATTTCTACATCATTTTCAACATAAACAAAATCAGCAATATATTTTATTTCACGACCATAACAGCTCTTATCAACAAGTACAAATGGAACCTGGAGCTGGAGATTTTCGATAAGCCCAGCTCTTTCCATCTGTTTTAGTTGAATATACCGTTTAGCCTCTTTTTTGCTGTCAAACTTGACATCATCAAGAACAGTTTTAACCGCATGATATTTGCTTCGTTTAATTTTTTTCTGCTCATGTTGTTCAGGTTGAGGACTATATTTCCGTCCATTTGGGTAATCAACCATTAAAATTGGATATCCTCCTCCATGATGTTATAGGTGTTAAAATCATCTGGATAATTTGGACCAATATTATTTCTTGATTGTTCATTGCTGACCATCTGCTGAACCTTTTGCTGATTCATAGGTGTTTGACCCTGTTGCCTTGTATCCAGGAACTGCACACTGTCACAAAGAACTTCTACCATGAACACTTTTTGACCTTGAGCATTGTCATAGTTACGTGTCTGGATTCTACCCTCAACACCGACTAAGCTTCCCTTAGAACAATATCTTTCAACATTTTCAGCAGGTTTGCGCCATACAACACAATTAATAAAATCTGCTTGTCGTTGACCGTCTCCGCTTGTAAAATTACGATTTACCGCTAAAGTAAACGAGGTAACCGCGTCGCCTTGTTGAGTTCTTCTAAGTTCAGGATTTCTAGTCATTCGTCCTACAAGAACTACTCGATTAATCATCTTCAGTTACCTCCTTGCGTGATAGAATAACGCATATTCTTGTTTCAGTAGTTGGAATGAAGCCAACCACTTCATAATCACCATCCAACTGTAAAACTGTGTTTTTGTCTTTATGTTTTACAATAAGAGCATTTTCTTTATTCGCCATTATTTTCCTCCTATTCAAACTCTGCTAAAAATTCATCCAGTTCATCAAGATCAACTTCTTCATCAAAAACTGGTGTGTTAGTATCTTCCACTTCAGGCAGATACGAGTATTTGAGATTTTTATTCATGGCACTTTTGAAATATGCCATACGGTTATCAATCTGCTTGTCCTTCATCAGTCCAAGAACGTAATCAGCTTTAACACTCACATCAACGGCATCATACTCAGCAAGATATTCACGAATGATTTCATCAAAGATTTCTGTTTCGTTTTCAGCAATAAGATTTTTAAATAAAAGTCTTTCGGTCAGGTAATGAATTTTTAATTCAGGCACGCAAGTGCTTTTATCTTTTATCTTATATCTTTTATCTTCTATTGTTATATCTTTCTTTAGTTGTTGCCCTTTGTTTGCCTTTTGTTTGCCCTCAGCTTGCCCCTCGTTTGCCATTGTATCTATCAATTCGTTTGCCTTTTTGTTTGTGGTGATTTGATAAACGTCATATTTTACAACGGTTATAAGGGAATATTGGTTTGTCGTTTTGACTGCTAAATCGTTTGACTGTTTTAAATGATTTATTGCTGTTCTAATTTTCTTTTCTGAAAGCTTTAAATCAGACGATAATCGTGCAATTGATGTTATAAAACTGCCTCTGGGGATCACTGTGCCTTTCCACTTTTTATCTTTCCAGTTTGCCATTAAAAGACAGTGGATAAAGACATCTTTAGTATTCTGATCAGTGTACCATTCCCATGATGTAAAACTGCGAAACAGTTTAATAAATGTATCATTATCCACTAATAGAACTCTTTCTATAAAGCATTAAGGAAAAAGTAGAAAACTACTTTTCCTTTGGCTTGATTTCAATGCAAACTGGCTGTGTCGGTTCTGCTACATCACCTGATAAATCCAGCTGTCCTGCAACTACTCCTGTAAACTCCTGAAGTCTGAATCCAGTAACTTCGCCAGTATCCTTATCATACTGAACCTGATTAAACAAATGAATTTCTTCACTTTTTTTAGGACTTAATTTAGAAGTAATAACCGGCTTAACACTCATTTCCTTTTTATCATTTTTAGGTATGAAAGTAAGTTTAACTGTTAATGTTCGTGCCTTATCATCAGTTCCTTCGTCAAACATATTAACCATTACTTTTTTTAATTCTTCATCAATAAGCTTAACAATAGAACCGTTATTTATATCTAAAATACTTCGTGTATATTTTGCTTCCATTTTCATATCCCCCTAAAATGCCAGTACAACATCTTTGCCAATAAGTTCTTTTGGCAGTTCCGCAGTAAGATACTGTTTGATAAGTTTTTGTACTTCTTTTTCAAAGTAGCCTCTATCTGCAACGAATAGTGCAACACGGCCATGCTGATCAACTCGAAGATTAAATTTACGTTCCACCTGAATAAGTTCAGGATAGGTAGCAACCGGTGTAAGCGTAACGATTGGGTTAATAGTCACCTTGCCTGCACCGCCGGCAAATGCATCACTCTCAACTACCAGGTTAACACCAATGCCATTGTCGACCTGTTTAACAGTTTTTGAATTGTACAGATTGCTTACAGTGGAGATTAATTTATCCGTATTGTCTGTAGGGACATAGCATGTATTTAAGTTGATGATCATTTCTTCAGGTGATATCCATTCATTTAAAATAAGTCTGGGTACAATAGGTTTACAGTGAATAAGTATCTGACGTTCATATGTATCATCTACGCTACTGAGTACTTTGATCTCATTACCATCCGCTTGAATAATCAGCGGCAGCTGAATGTTTAAATTCTTTGCTTCAACATCGATGTATGACTTGATAATTTCAACAAGTCCGCTTAATGAACGCGTATCGATACTTTCAATACCTGGTGTTGTAACCCTTCTTAAACTACCTCCGAATTTCGTATGAAGCATACCTTTAATTTCTGCCTGCTCTAATTGAGCGTTTTCTTTCGCATTTGCTAATTCAACTACTTTTTCAATTGCTTGTCTAATCATTTTTAATTTCCTCTTCTTCCTTTTTATTTGTTATTCTTGGGGTATAAAATTCATCCCGTTCTTCATGTCCCATACGGTAACGCCATAGCGGGCACTCTACAGCAGGACATTCTCTTACTTCGTTTGATTGGAAACCGCAGCAGTCAAGACACTTGTATCTTATTGCCTTGGCTCTGCTAACTCTCTTCCCGGCTGAGTCCTTAACCATTTTTTCAAACATGTTTCCATCCATAACATCACTCCTTTGGCTTTTTCAACGCTTATAGACACATCCTTTATAACAAACTGTACAAATGGGTAATCTTATAACTGAATACTAAAACGTTTCTATACACGTCGCATATGCACCTTTTTGTTAAAATACTCTTACTATCTTGCCGGTGGCCTTTTGGACCTCTGACTTCATAAATTCTTCATCTGCATTAGCATCGCTAAGATGCAACAGCATTATTTCCTTAGTTCTGTACAGTTCGCACGATTTAAGAAAATCAATACATGTATTAAGATTCATATGACTTCTCATAAGCCGTTTAATATGAGTATCAACAAAAGGATTTCTGTTTGGATTGTTAAGCTGATGTTCCAACCTTTCACTGATATAATTACATTCAATCATGATGTAATCTAAATTCTTAAACGAATAATCGCAATAGTATGAATCTGTAATAAATAATAAATTCTCATTTGTTTCATTTGAATGGATCAAAAAACCAGTTGGTTCCTTAGCATCGTGATGAACTTTAAACGCCCTGATGCTGAACGTTTTTACAGTTGTTTCGGCGGTGATATTAGTATCTAAAGCAAATGTGCCTCTTTGTCCGTATATACCGATTCCCTCTAAAGTACCTTTTGATGCAAATATCCTGATACCTCGAAGCAGCAAATCCTTATAACATTTGGCATGATCATTGTGCTCATGGCTGATAAGACATCCAGCCAGTCCGCTAAGTTTGTAATTCGTAGCTTTCTTGATCATGTCCAGCTTTACACCGCACTCCACCAGCAGAGTGGAAACGCCATCATTTATTAGATAGGCGTTCCCTTTTGACCCGCTGGCAATACATGTTATCTTCATTAGAACGGATCCATAGAAGTTTGAGCAGCTTTTTCACTAGCCTGTGCGGTTGCCGGCTCCGGTTCTTTTTGTGGTTTTGGTGCATTCAATTCCGGTGCAGCATCATTTTCAATAAAATCAGCATCGATAAATTCTTTGTTAGCATTTGTATTGATTTCTGACTGTACTTCATCTTTAGCAATTACCATTTCACTGTAATCTTTTAACAGTTCATCGGGAATAACATTAAATTTTGCAAGTTCCTGATAAAGCTCATGAACAACTGTTTTCAATACCATCTTTTTGAAATCCGACTGCCATACCATTGCCGTTTTAGCTGCTTTCATAGCTCTATCAATTCTATCTTTATCAATGATAATCGCTGTTTGACTGCCATCATTATGATAAGCAACTGCATATGCACCTTTTACTTTATCTTTATTTTTAAAATCAATGTTACGATTTAAAATATCTGGAATCTTGTGATCAATGATTTCATAATCACCAGTTTTAAAATCTCTTTTTTGAACAAGTTCTTCACCTTCAAGAACTACATCCTTAATAATGTTTTTAACACCTTGATTCTTCTTACAAAATTTAGATAAAAGTTTTTCTTCGCCCTGATATTGAATTTTAATATTGATATCTTTTTTTCCAGCTTTGGTATTATTTCTAATATCCAGCCAGATTTCTTTATCATTCAAAGATAATCCCAGGCGTGCAAATCTTTTTACCTGTCCAGGGAAATTACACCCAATGAAGTTAATTTCATTGGGATTTATTCCTTCCTCCATCATCTTTTTATACGTATTTAAGATAATATCATTTGCAAAAGTTTTATCCCGAGGACTTAACTGTGTACCTGATGAAGCAGCTACTCCATCAACTTTAGACATCATATACCCCTTAAAATCCGTGTTAGCTTTAGCAACTGCATTAGCTGCTGCCGTATCTTTCTTTTCACTCATTTCCTATTCCTCCACCATTGTTAAAGTTTTATAATCTTCATCAACAACCAGCCTGATCAGCTGATTATCTGTCGCTGTAATCTTTGTAACTGATTCTGCATTATCTACAAATATTGGCATCCTGATATTAAAGTGCTCTGATAAGGTATCAATGATCTCAATACCTGCATTAATACGACTTGCGTTGTTGGCCATCTTGTATGGAACCATGCTTTTTTCATTAGGTACTAAAACATTACAGCACTCAATAATCGCATCATTTGTAATTTGTTTTTCAAACAGTTCAAAATTAACAGTCCTGAATCTTTGATTAACCTTTTCAGTAATCCGTTTAACTTTTTCAATAATGAACTTCTCACATAGGCTCAACTCATATTCAAAGCGATCATAATCATCTGCTAATTCACCTTGTCTTGCTTCCAGTTCTTCAATTCTCTTCTGTTGTTCTTCGGCTAACTGGAATCGGCTTATATGAGTATTTAAAGTAGCGACTTTAACATTGCATTCATGAATTTCTTTATCAATTTCTTCAATTACTTTATCTATTTCATTATCAGTGTTTTCAAGATCTGCAAGCTGCTTCTTAATAACTCTGTATTCTTCAGTATCTTCAAACGGTGTAACAGCAGTAATCTTACTTTTTTCAGTTTCAATTTGACTTGCCAAATCCATTACTTTAATACCTAACTGTTCATTTTCATGAATAAGATTATTCAGTTCAAGCTCTTTAGAAGCAATTTTGTCTTTACTTACATCTGCACCCTTTTTTTGAAGTTCTTCAAGTTTCTTTGACTTGTTAATATTAAAAGTAGCAAATATTTTTTCCTGCTGATCTGCTGGCAGTGACTGTCCACAGGTTTGACAAACTCTTCTATTCTCATCAAATTCCATTGCTGATACAGTTTTATAATCATTAAGCAGTTCATTTCTCATTTTTGACATATAGTCAATATCGTTTTTGTATCTGGAAATTCTAATATCATTGCTGCTGATTGTGTCATTAAGTAGATTTTTCTTATTTATAAGGTTATTTATAGATTCCTTTATCAATCTATTTACTTCATCAAAACTATTAATATGTGCAATACGTGCCTCGCGTTCTTTCTGCTTGATTTCAGCGATACGGTTTGATTTTTCAACAGCTGCTGAATTACCGGACTTAGCTGCTAACTTGCGGTCATTCAGACTGCTTATTTCTTTTCTTGCTTCAAATAGCTGATTTTCATAATCCGCTTTGCTCCCTGCTGTTTCTGGAATCGCTCTTTCAGCTTCATCGATTCGACTTGGAATCTGTTTTAATTCTTTGTTAATACTGCTCATATTGGTTTTTAAAAGCTTAATCTGATCATCGATACTGCGTTTTTGGGTTGTTGATCCGTTTAATAGCAAAATCTCATTTAAAGGTTCCAGTTCTGCTACTACATTAATAATTTCTTCATCAGTATAATCACCACAAATATCAGTAAGATATTTACGTCTATCTTTCCAAGACAATACATCACTAAAATAAGTTGGGCTAATGAGCATTTGTATAATTTCACGAGGACCAAATAACTCCTCAATCTCCCTGTTGTAGTCTTTTTCCTTAACAGGAAGACCATCTACTTCATATGAAATGGTATTGCCAGTAAGCTCCTTATTTTTATTGCCACGTTTTTGTGTCCATTTTTCTTTGTAAGTTTTCTTTAAAACTTTAACGATTCCATTAACATCAAATGTACATTCAACAGTATGTTCTAGATTATGAAGATCTCCTTCGACTCCTTTTGTTTTAGGACTATAATCTGCCATAGTAACTGACGGCTTATCAGTCAATAAATAATAATAGGCATTAATGATCGTTGTTTTACCAGTACCGTTATCTCCTCTAATGGATTTGTTTAATCCATCAAAATTTAATTCCAGGTTCCTGATTCCCTGGAAGTTGGTTAATTTCATTTGATTAATTTTAATCGACATTCTTATTTCCTCCCTTAACTGTGTTATAGCAATGTCTCTTACCTTCCTTAAAAGTAATGATTTTGATAATCTTATTCTTTTTGATGACATAAACTTTTACAGTCTCGTCATTTACATTCGTTTCTACACGACAGCGGATATTTAGATCCTCACGCTTCTGTTCGATTATTTCAAAATAAGCGTCATTAAGATTCTTACTGAACATGTTATGGTTGAAGTTAGTTGACATCTTTGTTATCCCCCAACAGTTCATCCATAATTTTTCTTACTTCTTCAGATGATGGAACTCTTTTATTTGCATTTAATTTTTCTATAAATTCTTTTCCACATTCTTTTAATACATCCTCAACTGGTTTGAAAATTTCAATTATATCTTCTTTTGTAAGGGTACTGATATCTTCAACATACTTGAGCATGGCAAACCTAAGACTTCCGCAGATTGAATTTTCAATAGGACTGATTTTAAATTCATACTGTATCAGCGTTTTCGGATCCATATTTTCTTCAATTTCATCTAATAGTTTTTTTATTGATTTGCTTTTGTTGCCGTTAATCTTTACTACTTTTATATCAGCTCCTGATTCCATTGCTGATTCGATTAATTCCTTGATTTTATCTTCCATATTTCTTCTCCTTTTGGTTATATTTTTCAATCACCCAGTCCCGATCCTTTGTTACTGTCTCGAGACTGGACTTTAAATTTCTAATTACTAATACCTGGTAAGCACTTAGCACAATAAACAGAACTAAAAGTATGCTAAGAATTTTAATAAATGTTTTATCTTTCATAAGAGCATCCCTATAACTCCCGTTAATAATTCCGCTGCTAGATAAATAGCTAATACAATTGTTAAGATACCGCGAGGTCTTAGATTATTGAGGTTCATGGTTGGTGCTCCTCTTAAAGTCCTCAGTCATCGCAATAGATGCTACAGTTTCAATGATTTCATCTAAAGTCATGCCTGAATCAAATAATTCTTTTACTAAAGCCTTAATCTTATCTTCCACTTTGACTTCCTCCTAAATATCTTCTATAATGAAGATGGTTAATTTTTGTTAGGTACTGTTGGCGCAGTGCCTTTTTTTGTACTTTTGTTGTACGCAATTATCAACGCATCAATCAGCTTTTCACTCGGCTCCCGATGCCACTTTGTCATGTAATCTTCAAATGCGCCTCGCGGAACATAAATGTATCGCTTTCCGCACTCTGTTATTTTGTAACTACCTGGAAAGGATCCATTAACAACTGCACTAATCACAAAATCCTTACTCAGTCCCGTACGTTCTTTAATCTCTTCAAACGTAACGCCTAGAGCTTCAACCTTTTCCATCTTTCTCACCTCCTTTGATGTATCACCTTCACACGTGCTATAATTGATTTGTCGAATCCCAATATAGAAAGTGAGGTGGTATAGTAGTGAATCAATCATATAATTTAACCGAAATAGCAGCAGCTCTTTTGACAGGTATTATGGGAGGCTATTTTTCTCACAAACTTCTTATTCATAAGGAAAGAAATACATATACGAAAGAAAAATATGAAAACGTCATTTTCCCAATTTTTGAAATAATCGAACCTTACCTATACTCCAAAGAAATAACCTCAGAAATAAATTCTGCAGTACAACAAATTTGTCACATTGTTATTAACAACAGGAAATATATAAATGGATTATTACTAGAGAATATTGACGTTTGCCTAAACCAACTGAAAGACGATAACTCAATTACAAATAACTCTTTCACTAATCTGTGCTCTATAATTTCTGTTGAATATGATAAATCATGCAAAAAGCTAGGTATTTCCAAAAGAACATTTGCTTATAAATTCAATAATAATCAATTACATCCTGATAAAATAACAATATTAAATTACATTGTGTATGCTACTCTTTATATCTGTATTTTTATGTGTGCTATATCTTTGGGATATATGTTATTTCAATTCATTACAACAATATTAAAGTCACTAGGTATTTAATACCGATATATATAAAACATGACGATAGCAACTCTGAAAATGTTGCATCACATGTTTTTTTTAAAAAAACAAACATAAGAATAATCGCTAATAAATCAATTACACCGAATTCCATAACTTCCTCCTTTTTTTCTTTAACTCCACTTTCAATACTTTCAACAACGATTTATCAAATCACATAATTTTTAAAACTGTTATGATTTAGTTAGTCGACAGTATTAAGATAAAAGACATAATCACTAATACTGCACTTAACCCAAAAGCAAACAAAGTTGGTTTTATCAATGATTTATAGTCTTCCATAATAGCTATGCCTAATAGCAAAAACACACCTACTCCGCTTGATAATGCAAATCCAATTCCAAAAAGCATACATAAAAATATTTTCATTCTAATTGGCCTTTCTTATCTTTATTACGTTTAAGAAACTTTCTCCTTGATCAGTTTTAACAAGTTTAACTTGTATTGTGACCAAAAAAAATATAATCAGTTGGATAGTGATAAACTTGCGAAATAATTTCGTGATACCCACTTTTTACAATTCGCGGGTCTTTTTCCCACCTAATCAGCGTAGAAACATCAATTCCGAGTAATTCTGCTGCCTCTTGCTGATTTAATTCAGCGTTTACTCTTGCTGCCTTTAATGATATTTTAGGAATATTAATATCTTTTGTCACATGACCACCCCCTTACGAACTTAATTATACACAAGTTAAACTTGTATATCAAGTAAAAATTGTAAAAATGTTATATTTTATTGCATTAATACAAGTTTTACTATAAAATATTATTATCAGGAGGTAATTAAAATGAGTGATTCTGAAAAAACAAAAAAGATATTTGCTAAGAATCTTTTAAAATATATGGAACGCCACAACTTAAATCAAACTGATATTTCTGAAATCACAGGTGTTTCACAACAATCAGTATCTAATTGGTTAAATGCTAAATTGATGCCTAGAATGGGGATAATTGAGATATTAGCAGAATACTTTAAAATACTTAAATCGGATTTATTAGAGGAAAAACAAAACTCGACTTACATCCCCGACCACTTTGAATCAGTAACTGATGCAATGGAATTTATTCTAAGAGTTCCTGTAGTAGCAAATAACTGTGGTTACGACCTCGATACTATGTCTGAAGAAGAAATAATTGAAATGGCTGAGGATCTATCCGAAATGCTACAAATCATGGCAAAGAAACACAGGAAAAAATAATGATGGAAGTTCATGAAGTAATTGAATATTACAATCAAAACGGATTGGACGAGACATTAGATTATTTTGACATAGACATAATACACAAAGAACTGAGAGGGAAAACGGTTGAATCAAGATTAGTAATAGACTTTTATGGGAAAGCAACTATCTTTATTCAGCCAGATTTAGATGAGAATTACGAACAGTTTTTAAAGGCTCACGAGCTTGGGCACTATTTGTTACATTATCAATGTGATATAAGCTTTAATTACCTCACAAGGGTATACAAAACTAAAATAGAAAAAGAAGCTAACAGTTTTGCCTGCAAGCTTCTAATGAGCGATATTAATATAAAAGAACAAGAAAATATAGACTTTACTGCAATGGAAAAGGGAATTCCATTAAAAGTATGGCATTCAGTAATGAATTTAATTTAGTAATAACATATTATGTTTAAATAAAAAAAGGGAGGATTTTATTATATGGAATTACAAGAAAAAATGTACAATCTCAGTGAAAGGATTAAACAATTAAAAGAAAATATTCAAACTGAAGAAGCAACAAAACAGTCATTTATTTTACCATTTTTTCAGGCTCTCGGCTATGACGTTTTCAATCCGCTTGAATTCATACCTGAATTTACAGCTGATGTTGGAATTAAAAAACATGAAAAAGTCGACTATGCTATATTGCAAGAAGGTAAGCCATTAATCTTAATCGAAGCAAAATCATGCAACGAAAAATTAGACAAACATGATTCACAATTATTTAGATATTTTGGTACAACTGAATCTAAATTTGCAATTCTAACAAACGGAATTATATACAAATTTTATAGTGATTTAGATCAGCCAAATGTTATGGACTCACAACCATTCTATGTTTTGGACATGATGGATTTAAGCGATCAAGCAATTCAATATTTAGCTAACTTTAATAAATGTAATCTGGATATTGACAGTATAATGAATACTGCATCTGATTTAAAATATCTCAGTTTAACAAAAACAGCATTTAAAGAACTTATCGAAAATCCAACTGATGAATTTATAAAACTTTTATTAAACAGCGGCGTGTATGATGGATTGAAAAATCAAAAAGTTATTGATAAATTTAAACCTATTGTAAAACGTGGAATTAATCAATATATTAATGACAAAATGTCTTCAAAATTCAAGGAGACATTAAGCAGTAATGATGATGAAGTCATTGAGGAAAATAATGAACCGGACGAAGAAGTAAGCAAAATCAACACCACTATTGACGAGTTAAATGGTTTTGCAATTGTTAAAGCCATTTTACGTACTGAAGTAGAAGCTAAGCGTATTACATATAAAGATACAGAAAGTTACTTTGGTATTTTATTAGACAATAATATACGTAAATGGATTTGCCGTATTTACATTAACACTAAAGCTAAATACGTAATTATTTCTGATGAAAATAAAAAAGGAATAAAACATGATTTAGGTACCCTTGACGATCTATACAATTTATCTAATGAATTGAAAGACTCTTTAAAAAAATATCTCTAATTAAATCTATACATAACCAAATACGGTAAACACACTTCTTAGTGTTTATATAAAATAAAAAATTGAAGGGAGAATTAAATTATGAGCACAAAAGGGATAAAGATTTTATTAGAGTAAATTGAAGTAAATAAAGAAAATTTTAGACATTCACCATTGAATAATGAATTAGAAGCTATACACTATTTAATCACTGAAGATTATGAAAGCTACTTAAATTTAGCCAGAACTATGGCTAAAGATTGTCGCACATTTACAGTATTAATACTAGAGAGAAACAATGATAAAATATTAATGGACGCTAATAGAAGGGTATCAGTTTTAAAAATATTCAATAACCCAAAATTAATACCTTCTGACAAGGAATATGATGATCTGAGACATCTGTGTATAGCTAGAGGGTCTTTAGGCATAAAAGAACTAAATGCTGATATTTATTATGACTCTATCGATGAAGATAAGGAAAATTTAATGGATGCGCTAGATGAATTACATATTAATGATAATAAAACTAGAAAGGACTGGAATGCATTATCTCAGTATAGAGCCAGTCAGTTTATAGGATCGGAAATTAAGCATCCATGGATTAAGACTCTTGAATACTACGGTTTTTCAGATGATCAGATTATTCAAATGACAAATAAACGAACAGATATCTTTAATAGGATAATGAGAAAAAGCCAATTGAATATTTTGGAAAATGGAAAAATCAACCTTAATAACGATAATGCAATTATTAATGAGTTATGTAAAATCGTAAAAGATAGAGCATATTTTTTAGAAGATAAACCTATAAAAGTAAATACACGTACTCAAGCTAATGTATACAAAGACATATTGGATGATTTAATCAAAAAATACTCTAACGGTCAGCTTGATTTCACTTTTAACATAGATAATTTAAAAAATCAAACAGAAGCAGACTCTGGTGTAATCCCACCAGAACAAACCGCATTTAATTTTAATAAAGATGTTGACAGTATAGATTCAAACGAGGATGAAAATGAGGACTTAGATAAAAAAACAGATAACCGTAGCCCTTTAAAACGTGATGTTGAGAAAAGAAACACAGTAATTTCACAAGAACAAAAAAATGAATTATCTATGACATTAAATAGACAAGTTAATCAAATTGCTCATGAATTATCAATTTTAAATTTAAATGTTTATATAATTTCTGTCCCTATTATTCTTAGATCTTTTTTGCAATATTCATTTGAATGGTACGCTTCTAGCAAAAATATATCATACAATCATACAAATCTTATAGCTACAATTACATCTGTAATGAATAAAATGTTCGAAAATAACTTAATCAGCCGTGAAGAAAAAGGTGCTCTTAAAGCTTTACTTAAAAATGCTGAAATAATTAACTTATTAAATGAAGCTACTCACAATTTCCAAGCACCTGTTGTACCAAAAACAATTTTAATTGATTTTTATAACTCAATACATCCAGTAGTAAAACATATTTATAAAGATAATTCTGGCCAATAAACTCAGGATTTGTTATATTTAACCTAAGGAGGTAATAAAATGGCGTACTACTCACCTTTAAGATACCCAGGTGGTAAAGGAAAAATGTATACTCAGACATTAGAAATATTAACCAATAATAACCTTCTAGGTTGTACATATATTGAAGCATTTGCAGGCGGAGCAAATTTGGCTCTCAATTTATTATTCAACGGTCATGTAGATAACATTATTCTTAATGATATTGACCCAGCAATATATTCCGTATGGTCAGCAATCTTAAATTATGGTCCTGAATTTATAGAATTGATTATGACCACTCCAATTACTATTGAAGAACGAGAACATCAAAAAGAAATATATAACAGTAATCGAAATAATGTATTAGAACTTGGTTTTGCAACTTTCTACTTAAATAGAACAAACCGTTCCGGTATCATTACCGCAGGTCCTATCGGGGGGGTAAATCAAACTGGTAATTATTTAATAGATTGTAGATTTAATAGAAAATCTTTAGCTGATCGTGTACAACGCATATATGATAATAGAGAAAGGATTCAAGTGTTCGATTTAGATGCGAGGGACTTTCTGCATCTTCCGTTTCCTGATAACTCTTTTTTCTTTATTGACCCCCCTTACTTTTTGAAAGGTGGTCAATTATATAAAAATTTCTTTACTGAGCAAGACCATGTAGAAATTGCTAAAATCGTTAAAGAATTAAATTATCCCTGGGTTGTTACATATGACAATGTTGATGAAATAAAAACAATATACTCATTTAATGACGGTATAGAATATGAATTATCATATACAGTAGAAAAAAAATACATTGGTTCAGAAATAATGTTTTATAGACAAGATTTAGATATAAATATTTAAAATAAAAAACTCCACTGCTACCAACAGTGAAGTTTGAATGAAGTACTACCAATACTTCATAATTATAAAAGACTCAACCAAAAGTCCTTTTACGTGCTTAATTATATCATTTAAACACGTCTAAGGCAAATTATAGAAAGGACGTGCTTTTATTATGGCTAGAAAACAGACTTTTAAGCGCAGACCGAACAAAGCAGGAACAGTAATAAAACTATCAGGTAAACGTAGAAGGCCCTGGTGCGCTAAAATAACTACTGGAAAAGATATTATTACCGGTAGGCAGATACAAACAGTTTTAGGAACTTTTGAAACTTGGGATGAAGCCGATGATGCTTTGACTTTATACAGGCTTGGTCAAAAAAATAAGATTACTGACACGGAAGCTGAAGCACTTGCACCCGATACATTCCAGAAGCTTGTTGATCAGCGTGAAAAGAATATGCCTACCTTTAAAGAAATCTTTGATATTATATATCAGGAAGAATTGTGCACATTATCCAAAAGTGCTGCTCAAGGTTATAGATCGTGGATTAAACATTTTAATAGTATATACCGCCACAAGATCAGTCAAATAAGCCTGACCGATCTGCAGAAAATATTTGATCGTGATAAAGCTGGTTACGGTACAAAAGTACATATGAAAGTTTTAGTTAGCAAAATATTTGAATATGCAGTTATTCACAAATATATAAATCGTGACGATGATTACACTGAATATATAAAATGTGGCAAAGCAAAAGAAAGCACTAAACATTATGCTTTCTCAAATAACGAAATAAGAGCATTGATGAGCGATAACAGCGATACGGCTAAAATAATACTTATTTATATATTCACCGGTTTAAGAGCAAATGAACTGCTGAATATCCCGCGTAAAAATATTTGTTTAAACACAGAATTCCCCTATTTAGTATCTGGATCAAAAACTGATGCAGGTAAAAATCGAGTAATTCCCATTCATACTTTTATCGAACCTTTTGTTAAACAGCTGTTGATGAAGAAAAAGAAAAGAATAATTGACTGTACCTACTATCAGTTTTCATCCATATTCTCCTCTTTTTTAACTGATCGTAATATGATGAAGCATACAATACATGATACTAGGGATACATTTGCAACATTATGTCAGTCTAACAACGTTGATTTGTTTATAAGAAAACGTATTCTTGGTCACAAAATGAAAGATATAACCTTTGATACTTATACATCTACCGTAATTGAAACATTATATAAAGAAATCAACAAAATCAAGGTGCCTAAGCCTTGA